ATAGATAAAGTTTTTTCTGGAACTAACTCTTTTGTTTTACCTTTTATTATATTATAAGCAGGCAATTTTATAGTTGCTGTTGCTCCAGGACCAGCCTCTATACTTTCAATAGCAGTCATTATACCTCTGTCTTTATTAAAAGTTTGAGAATTATAATATACTTTTCCAGTATTTAAGTCTCGTATATATACTTTTGATTCAACAAAAGGTTTTTGTATCATACCCTTTTTATTTTTTTTACTTATAGGAACAGGAAACTTTCTAGTACCTTCAGGTAATTTACTTATTTCATTTATATTATTTAAATTAGGATCATTAATTAATTTATTTAATTTATCAATAGCATCTACTTTATTAGTAATAGGATTTCCAACTTGATCTGCTCTAAAAACTAAATCTGAATTTAAATTAGTAGCATTTATACTAACATTAGAATGACTTGGACTATAATTATTATAAGTTGCTATATTATTAAGTAGTGGTTTAAGTTGTCTTACAAGAGTATAATCAACTGCTTGGCTTAAAGACCTACTCTTTGTTATTGCCTCATTATAAATACTTTGAGCAGAAAGATCTACTGGTGTAGGATTAGTTAAAATAACATTAGGGTGAGGTAGTGAAGATGTATTTCTAGATCCATAACCAAAGTCTACCCATGAATTAAAGAGCTCTGCTTTACTTACACCAAGAGCTAGACCTGTAGTTGAACCATCAGGTCCATCTAAAATTTCTTTAGATATTACTGAGGCTACGTCAAGATTAGCATTAGCAGTAGTTTGTATAGGAGAGTCTGGATTTACACTAGATTTATCTGAAGCATATATAGGAGAACCTTCATCAAAGGACTCTTTATACTTGTCTCTCCAATTTGGATTAGTTGCATCTTGTCCAGCATCTCTTCTAGCAAACTCACTTTCTTTAGTAACAAGATCCTTACCTTTTCTTTTAGGAATAATTCCTTTAATTGCTCTAGTAGGTGCAAATATAAGAGCAGCTTCTACTAAAGCTCTAGAAGTTCCTGGACCTGCAGGAGTTTTTTCTTCTACTTTTTGCATTGCTAAATGAATAAGCTCCCCAAATTTTGTTATTAATTGTCCAGAGGGAGACTTCAATCTTTCTTCGGTAGTAATATTTAATGCATCAGACTGTCTTTCTACTGTAGACCTTCTATCTGGTTCACCTTTTTTAAACCTTGCATTTATAAAGTCAATACCATCTATATCTAACTCTCGCGCAAGTAGCTGCGCAAATGTAAAAAGTGGAGTTGCAGGAGTAATTCCTTGTAAATTATAGGCTGCTGTATCATACTTACTTTGATTTTTTATTAATAATTCATCAAAAGATAACCCTTGATTCTCATCTAAATCTGGAGTTTTTGCTACTGCTTTTATACCTTCTTCTGTAAGATCACCTGTAGCTTGTACATTTTTTAAGAACCCATCAGGATTATTAGTTAACTTTTGTATAAGTGTTGCTTCTCCTGCAAGAATAGCAGCAATATTATTGTTAGATAATAAAGCTGTAAACTCTTCTTTAGTTAAACTTTTTAATTCCTCAACAGATGTAACTAAGGGATCTTCAATAGCCTCTACAAACTTAGTTCCTAAATAATTATTTTTAACTAAGCTTTGAAAAGTAGGATAAATAACTTGTAGTTCACCTACAGCTCCACCAGAACTAATCTCATTGTTAGTACCAAACGTTGTTTCTGCAGAATAAACTGGCTTTAAGGCTAATAAAATATGTTTTGAATAAATACCATGTTTTTGTTGTAAAGATAGTAGTTCATTACTAAAAACATCTTTACCTATATCAGTAACTATTTCTGTAAGATTATTCCAATTGTCTGTAAATATTGGATTATATTCACTGCTGTTTGGATCAAGTCTTTTCTCTGCTAAGTCAGCATTTTTAAGCCATGTAATACCATTAGGACCTTTTTCAGTATTATAAACACGTTGTATATATTCATTACTAACTTTATTTTCTTTTACTGTATTTCTATCTATAACTTCTAAAGTAATAGAATTATTAGCTATTAAGTCTAAAAGATTTTTTGAATTTTTATCAAGGTTAGTATTAAATCCTTTTAGGTCTTTATATACTTTTTCTTTAATAGACTTAAAAGATATTTCTCCAGGAGAAGCTCTATCTAAAAGTGCATCATAGTAATCTGCTGCTGTAGCTGTTGTATAAGTACCAAAAGTTAGTAAAGCCACTCCTGCTTTTATAGCAAAGTCTTCAACATTTAATCCTAATATTGCTACATCTTTAGAAGATGTTTCCATTGCCTTTGATAATGCATCTTTTGTTTTATTTACATTACCAAAAGTAAAGGCATCCGAAAGTTTATTAATAAGAGTAACTGACTCTTCATCAGGAACTTCTGGTATAGAAAGTTTAATCTTTTCTATATTTTTTTCTTTTATTTCTTTTTGTTTTATTTCAATAGGAATTAGTTGGTTTACACTAATATTTTCTATGTCATCTTTTAATGTCTTTATTTTATTAACTTTACTAGCAGCATTACTTTCTGTATTTACTTTATCTAAAACTTCTATAGCTGCTTTTTGTATTTCATTATTTTCTGGAATATCTATTGGTACAAGGGTTTTAATACTTGATTGATATTTTGTTTTTAAATCTGAAGATATATATCCACCAGTAGCATATAATTCAAGAGCATTCTTTTTTTCTTGTTTATCTATATCAGGATCAGAAATAATACTATTTACAATGCTTTTGTTTTGTACATTTTGATCTTCTTTATATTTATTAATTGCTAAATCTTCAAGCGGAGAGGTGCCTTCGTTTAATAGTTGTGCTTTAGTTTCTGTGTAGGTTACTTCAGGATCAGCATCTGTAGCTGCTGCTGTATAAAAAGCTTTATTAGATGCGTCACTATCACTAAAAACAAACTTAGCAGCAGTTTCTTCTGGTAATTCTAAATTTTCTTGAAATATAAGAGCCATGTATGTCCTAAGCTATTGGAGTTAAAGATCTAGAATAGAGACCTCCGTCTCCTCCAGAAATTGTTTTAAATATATTCATTCCAGCAGTTGTAATATTCCCTGCTCCTGAAGCAAATCCTTGAGCAGTACTTCTATCAGTTCCAGCTTGACCAATTATATTAGCTTGGGTTGATAAGTCTGCAGCAAAACCTCTTGAAACATTTAAATCTCCAATTACTGAAGCATAATCAGTGTTTAGAGCTCCTTGAGTTCCAACATAACTAGAAGTTCCTGTACTACTAAATCCAGAATTAGCAACTAAGTTTCTACCTTGCATAATCATTTTTTGTTGATTTTTAGCATTAGCTACATTTCTTGCATTTACTTCTGATATTCTTTGTCTAGTTTTATTTTCTTCTACTTTTGCATCAGCAATTACTTGATTATAACTAGCAGCTTCAGTTGCGTATTTATTTTGTTGAAACATACCTCCAGATTGCAGAGCAAAACTTCCTGTTGAAAAAGGATTAGCTTTTACATAATTAAATGCTGAAGAGGCTAGTTTACCTGCAAAGCTACTTCCAAAAGCACTAGTAGCAGTTCCTACTCCTCCTGCTGTAGTAAATGCATAACCAGCAGGACCAGCAGCCGGTGCTGCAGCTCCCATAAGATAAGCTCCTCCATAGTAAGCAGCTGCTGCTACTACTGCTACCTTTGCTATTGTTTTAACTGCCTTTCCCATTTTATAACTCCTTTTTTGTTAATATTTGTTCTACACCATCTGTTGTTGTTACCATAAGTCCTGTTGGATTAAGTCCAAACATTTGATTAAATTTTACAGCTTTTTTATTATCACATAATCCATAAAATTCCTTAATCCCAGCCTTTTTAATTTCAGGTATAATTACATTATCCCAAATCTTTCTATATCTTTTATAAGTAGAAACTTTCCAATCTTCCATTTCCATATGCATAAGATAAATATTAAGGTCTTCATTATAAGACATACCTACAAAAGTTTTAGTTTTTTCTTTATATAAATATTCTATATCCATTTATGCTTTTGTTAGTGCTGTAGCTTGAACTGTCCAACCTAAAAGTTGCATATCTTTACCTACTTCTGATTGTATTTTTAAACTCAATGTCTTTCCAGAACCTCTTAATTTATTTTTAGTTGTTATAACAGCTGCTCCATTATCAAATGTATCTGTTGCTCCTGAAGGTGTATATAAACGAAGGAGTCTATAAGCTTGAAACTCAGTTCCCCATTTTCCACTATTTGCAGAATTAGCCCAGTTCCATTGTGACTGTACTAAACATGATGACTGGTTATCTAAAACAAAACTAGACCCACTAGCTGAGAACCCATCTTCTGTTTTATTAAAGTAAAAGAATATGTAAGGTACTTGTTTACGTTTTGTAGAATCTTTAAATAATTCATACCCCGTAACTAAATAACTTGAGTAGTTAACTCCTCCTCCAGCACCACCAGCTGTAACCCAGTCTTTAAAGGTAGTATTTTTATATAATGAAACTGTAAACTGTGTACCTTTAAAAGTTAAAAACCTAAACCCAGATGTTCTATTTACTTGTATATCTTCTGTAACAATAACTGAAGTACCCGCAGTATTAATAACAGCATTACCATCAGTTACTTCTACACCTGTTGCTGTTGAAGATACTGCATATCCTGGAATATCTATATAAGCAGTTACCCAAGGAGAGTTAGAAGACAACTTTTCAATTTTTTGAGGGTACCATGCTTTTAAGGATAAGTCTAAAACTAATTCTTTATTATAATCATTAATATAATTTGCAGTACTATAAGCATCTGTATCATTATATAACCACCTTAATCTATTTTCTTTTTCATCATAAAAACCTTTACAATTATTTTTACCTAAATCAGGAATATCAATAAAAAACTTTTGTATAGAGCCTAATGAAATAGATTCAGCTTTAAATCGTCCTGATGTAGAATCAGGAGCTAATTGATATATACCTGCTTTTGACCAATAAATATAGTTTCCATTAACATTAACTATAGACTCACCATTTGATACACCATTTGTAGATATCTTATTTAATTGGAAAGAGTTAGCATTAAACCCTCCAGTATCTCCATAGATCTCCCACACGCCATTTTCTGCAAAAACTAATAGTGACTGTTGAGAAGAAGCTAATTTAACAATCTGAGTAATCTCAGGTATTTGTATAGTTCCACCATCACTTGCAACTAAAGCATTAACTCCTGGTGCAGTAGGGTCGGAAGCTTGATGAGCTTTACCTAGTTGATCATCTGTTGTTACAACTTGTGTAAAAAAGATATAGCCCGAATAATTAGGAGATATAGCATCTCCACCAGTAACATCAGAAGCTACTCCTGAATAAAATACTCGTTGAGCATAAGAAGCAACAGTCGTAAGATTACCCTGCTCTAAATCATTAGGTAAAGAGAGACCTGTTAAAGTACTTCTTTGAGATCCTCTAATAAAAGCATCAATTACATTACTGCCTCTACTTACAAAGTATTGTGAAGTAGAGTTTTTAAGTAATGTTTCTGGATCATATTTTTCATAATCCTCATCAGCAGCATTACTTATTTTACCAAAAGTCCAAGAGTCACCATTACTAGGATATAATCCAAGTTCTGTATGTGTAAAATCAATTGCATCTGGTGTTCCTGACTCAGCTGCAGAAACAATAGTTGTATTCCACCCTTGGTTTCTAAGGTTATATCTATGAGCAGCAGAAATACTAGAAGGTCTTTCTGAGATAGTTAAACCATCATCAACTCCCCAAATATCCCTTACATAGATATCAATTGTTGATTGAGTAACTGCTCCAGTAGCTTTATTATAGGCTAATAAAATAGGCTGTTCTAATTGAGAACCAACAATAATCATTTTATTATTAATAATAGCTGTTTCTAGTTTACCATTAGAAACTCCACTAAGACTTATAAAATTACCACTGTTTAAAAAATTATTACTTGGATTAGCAGATAATAAATTAATAAACCAAAGTTTTTCATTTGACCTTACTACACCAATAGCTACACTAGCATCACCAGCAGGTGAATCCCATTTAAATAAATCTTGTCTTCCAGAAGCTAACTGACTAGCTGATTGTCCTGTAGATTTTAAAGCATAGAGATTTTCATAGTCAATCCCTAGTCTCCTTGAACGTGAACCATCTCTATTAAGAACAAAGTTTTGTTCATCAATAGAAGCATTATCAGGAAAAGTAAGAGGACTTGCCTCTGTAATTAACCCTTTAACAAAGGTATTATATGGTTTTTCAAGGCTTGTTGCCATTTAAATTTCCTGAGATTTTTTAGCTTGTTTTGCGTAATACTTTTCTTTAGCTGTTTCTTCTATTTTGCCTTCTTTTAAATTTGCTAAATAAGATAATACTGCTGTATCTACTAAATTTAAAGAGGTATACATACCTGATAGTTCTTGAGGTAACTCTCCACCACCAGACCATTGTAATTTATAATGTGCTGTTCCTGGATGTATACGAGCTTCAAGTTCTTTAGTTCCTTTAGTTTTATAACTTCTTATTATATTTTTATCCATAGTTTTTTGATTTACCTTTAGTTTTTTTAACTACTTTCTTTTTCTTTTTTACTACTGGTGATTTATATTTCATTTTCTTTTTTTTCCCATATTGTTGAGCATTTATAAATGCAGATGTATTACCAGTGTTTGCCATATTATTTCCTAGTAATTAGGTTTTTTATTTGTAGAACCATGTCTACCATAGTTTGGATAAGAGATTCCATTCTTTAGTCTCCAAGCATCTTGACTCATTCTACGTCTTTGGGAAGTAGCTGTCTGTTCTGCTTTAGGATTAGCCATTTGTTTAAGTACAACAAAAGCTGTTGACTTAGCTTCAGCTAATAAATAACTAAATAGTTGCACAGGAATATCTGGAATAAATGCATCCGATAGCGTAAAGGCTACTGAACGTTTACCATGACACTGTGTTTTTGAAGACTGTAGTGTACTATCTAAAGAAGATAAATAAGAATCAAATACTAAAGACTCATCATCAAAAGAGGTAAAGCACTGAGGTTGTTTATTTTTAAGAATATTAATAGTTATACCTGTAGGGTCTGTTACTTTTAAAACTGTAGCTGTAGCAGTACTATCTCTAGCATCAGTAAGATGCATAAACTCTTCTGGAGTTTTATACTCTATTACTTGAAATAAATCTTTATCTGTAGATTTTAATTTACTATTATATTTAATATACTTTAAGTCAATAATATCTTCTGGTAAAAGCATATGAGTAGGTCTAGCAGTAGTACCACTAGCAGTCATTCTAAATAATTCATATAAAAAGGGATAGTCTGTACCATCAACAATATTATAGTAAGAAGTTTTAATTATTTGAGCTACTTGTAAAGACTCTGGTGTAGTATTAATTGAATTTACTTCGTCTGAATCCATATCAGATAAAATATCTTGTGTCATTTCAAGTAATGTCATTTTAGCCATAATTTATCCTATGTAGCAGTTAATGTTAAACCTACTTTTTGAAATATCATATCACCACTTGCTCCTGTATTGTGAGCATAGATTTCAAAGTAGTCATTAGTAGCAGCGTTATAAAAACATGAACCTGAAGCTTGAGTTACATCGCTTGTAACACAAGTTGTTAATACTTGAGAACCAGCTATAACAGTTCCATTTCTATGTACTGCAAATGTTATCTCTCTATCTGCTCCTGCAGCTTGTTTTAAAGATACATCAAAATTAAGATTAACTACTGTTGTAAGACTACCAGTATATGTTAGTCTTGCTGATGTTGCTTCAGTAACTAGACTACCTAGTCCAGAAGTTGTTGTTGTTGGTGCTACTTTAGCAGTAGAACTACTATGTGATAAAGTATAAGGAGAAGCTATATTATAGAAGTAGAACTTTCCTTTTGGTAAAGCCATCGTGCTTGTAGTCAGTGTTGACCAAGCTCCTGATGCTGAACCATTCGCTACATAAACTTTATTGGCAGCAGCCGCAGCCACACCTTTGGGCTCATGCAAGTCAGTGCCAGTAATAGTTTTGTGTTGAATCGTCATTTTGTTTCCTTGTTAAATTAGGGGTAAGCCCCGAAAGGCTCACCGAGGTATTACTTAGTTATACTGATAATGTATAACTAATTCAAACTTGCCTGCTGTTAAAGCAGCTGCTGCTGCAACTGTTACTTCAACTGCCGAAGTTCCTACAGGTAGAGCATTTACTAAAGCTCCTGTTCCTGCAATACGCTGTCCTTTTACTTGAATTTTAGCAAAGGTTGCGTTTGCTGCAGTGATTAAACCATCTGCATCAACAACTACACCAGCTGTAGTAGTTAAACCTACAGTCATGTTTGCTGTACCAGCAGATGCTCCTGCTGTTAAAACACGTAGAGCTGCATGAGTAATTGTTGCATTAGCTGGAATTTGCATTTCTAAATTACTTGCAGAGTATGCAGGTAATTTATCATAATCAAATGTCCAACTTGCTTCTTTTACTTTACCAACCGAGTTGTCTTGACCGCCATATTGACCGTCAGCACCACGAGGTCCATAATGGTTGGCTACGCCTCTTTTTGGTCCGATTTCATATCCCATTATAATCTCCTAGTAAGCAGATGGGGTTGTTAAAACCACACCTAAAGTATCAAGTCGTTGAACTCCAAAGCCGAATCGAGAAGTAACTTGATATTTATCACCCCTTTCTTCTTCAGCTCTCCAGCCTTCAGTTTGCGGTGCACGTCTCCACGCATGCATAACTGGTTTACATGAATCATCTGCCACACACATGAATATATTTCCCAACCCATAATGTTTCTTACGAAACGGTGGTCTCTTGCAAAACCTTCATTAAGAACACCTTGGAATTGCGGAGTGTTATTAACAACTGTTGTTGCTGAGATAAGTGAATTAAGCGTTGCTTCTACAATAGGGTCTACGACTGCAATTCTGCCACCTGCTGGTGCGTTTGCTTTATCGAAAGACAATTTCATAGCTACAAAGTCAGCCAATGTGATTGTACGTGCATTACCAGCTGCTGAACCTACAAAACGGTGAGGTCTTGCATTCACCAAATTAAGATTTGCTGCTGTTTGTCCTGCATTAGCTACTGCCATAAATCGTGTTTCATGGTTTTCACCAAGAGCACGTGTTGATTCCATAGCTCGCATTGCCATTAATGTATCTACCTGAGAACCATCTTCACGTAGGTCATCAGATACTTTCCATGCATCACCGATATAATCAGTAATAGCTAGGGTAATAGTACCTGTGTCTATGTTAGTAAAGTTCAGAGGTGTATCCTCTGCTGCATCTTGAAGTGTTACAGTACCAACTGTTTTAATGTTTAGTGTTGTACCTGAACCGAAGTCTGTTACATCACGATACATCCCTTCTGGAAGAAGGTAGTCGTGTAAGTTATCAAGAATAAACTGAGAATATTGCTGCGATTCAATGAACGCAGTGGTATTACTTGTCAGTTGTGCCATTTTTTAAGTCTCCTAAGACTGTTGTTTAATTTTCTCGCCTGCTCGTCCCCATGCACTTAATAGGTCTTTAGTTGAACCACTTGCTACTTTAGCCGATAAAGCCGGAGCAGTTGTAGTATTACTAAGAGCTTCTGTATTAACTGAACCTGTAGTATTACCTACTGGTGCTGTAGCGGCAGATAAACCTGCTGCTTTTAATACAATGCTTGGAGCTGATGATGCAAGCTCGTTTAGTTGTGTAACGGTAACATTTAGTTCTTTAGCTATAGAGTTATA